AGGATATGCTACCTAATCTTGATGCTGTCGGCTCCTTCTACGACGCCAACAACGGCACAGATGGTTGGTATGAGCGACTCATCGGTGTTCTCACCGAGGTCATCAGCATCGAACCGAGGAACAACGGCGGCTACAATCTCGTGGTTGCTGACTTGGACATCACCTCTATGGCTCCGGTCGTGGACATCTTCGTTCCGCCTTCTCAGGAGTCATTGATTGACTTCGCAGTCGGCACTAAGGTTCTCGTAATCGGACAGCCGTGGAAGACCCGCGAAGATGAATACCGCCTATCTATCAACGGTTGGTGGGCATTCGACGCGATTGCTCCTATGGCAGACCTACCAGCAGACGCACAGGATGACGGGTGGGACGCATGAGTTGGGGTAACGCTGCAAAGGCAGCCCCGGCTGCTACTGTCAATCCCGCTGATAAGACGGCTTACGATGCCGACTACTACAAGGCTCTGTTCAACAACAACCAAGCGAAGTATCGTCCTGTCCGCATGGCCCTCGTTGGTCGTGAGAACACGGCTAAGACCGGTCTGGCTCTTGACCTCTGCCGAGCAGAAATCGAGGCTGGCAAGAAGGTCGTAATCTTGGATGTGGACAATTCCGCAAAGCAGACAGTGGACTATCTATTCCCCGGCAAGGAGAATGTCGTTGTCCTACCTCTATTCGATGAGATGGACGACTCTATCTTCAATGAGGATAACTCCGTGAACTACACGGCTCTCATTGACAAGGTATCGTGGTTCACCAACATCATTGCTGACCAGATAAAGGCAGGCGAAGAATACGGCGCGGTCGTTTTCGATGGTGGCTCAACATTCCTCAAGTGGTGCGAACAGGCTATGACCTACGTGTTGCAGAACCGTTCTAAGAATCCTGTCAATCCAGAAGATGGAGACAGGTTCAATCAGGCAGAGTGGCGCATCCGTAACAAGTTGTTCCGAGATACAATTCAGCGCATCCACGGATTGGATGTGCCAAAGGTATTCTTTACATTCCACTTGAAACCGATTCAAGAGTATGTGGACAACGGTTCTGGTGGCAAGGTTCTGATGAGCGTGGGCGAACGTCCTGAGTGGGAGAAGGGAACTATGCGTTGCTTCTCACAGCAAATCTTCCTCACCCGCTACATGAAGCGTCCTGACCCCGCTGCTGGTGTCAAGGGTGACAAGACACTCGCTGATGGCGAGTGGGCAGTCAGGGCTAACATCGAAGAGATGAAGGGCCAGCACATGGAGCATCTTGGCGAGACACACACTATTCTATCCGTGAAGGATAAGAAGGTTGAGTGGTCCGGTCTACCGTTCTTGGTTTGGGAGTGATTACATGGAGTTCGACAACGCGGCCCTCACCCGACTCCTAACGCTAACCAAGCGTCAGCACATTATCGCTGGCAAGAAGCAGAATCAAGTGGAAGGCACTATGCTACACGCTAACTTGGGAAGATGCCACACCACGAATCTCGTTCGTGATGGTGTATCTTCACTAAGTCGTTTCTCTATGGCTTGCGATGGCGAGAAGACCATCCCCGTTCCAAACATTGATACCTTGCTCGGTGTTTTGCCGTATCACTCGGCCACGGTCAAGTTGAATTGGGATGACAACAGGCTCAAGGTCAAGTCCTCAAGCAAGCAGACGACAATCACAGCCAGTAGCAACGCACCAGCGTTTGCTAACTCACAGGATTCTCTCGCCATCTGGTCGAGCAAGAGCGGTGAAAGGGCATTGCAGATTGACCCATCAACCGGCACATACAGGTTGCAGAGCGGCGAGACACGCAAGCCTATTCTATCTCTCGTTATGACCGGCAATGAATTGTATGAGGCACTACGTTGCGATGCAATCAACGGTCAGAAGTTGAATCGCTATACCTTCCGTTTAGATAACAAAAAATTGAGCGTCGAAGTAGGTGATGAGTTGAAGGGTAAGACCTCAACAAACCTAAGCAATGAAGTTATATCTCCCCACGAGTTCAATGTTACCTTTGAGGGCGGTCTTGATACTGTCCTAAAACACTACCCCGGTGATGTGCAATTACACTTCATCGACTTCCGAGAAGAGGGTCAAGGAATCCGTCTTCTAATCCAACTCGCAGACGAAGATTTCGTCTTCCAAGCGGGACTACTAAGGTGATTAAAGTGAAAGCAGAAATAACTCTAACAGATGATGAAGGCAACACAAACATGATTACGCTATATCCAGAGGATGGGCCATACGCGCTCGTTCTTGACGGATATGTGTTCTCTGCTCATGTGGTGCATTTGAAGAAAGAATACCGAAACAAGGATTGGCTACACAACGCTTACTCTGTCGAAGGACGGAGCATGGCTGACATTGGGGCCGAGCAAGGTGTGACGCCAATGGCAATCCGCGACTGGCTCGTCAAGCACGAGATTCCTACCCGCCCACGAGGACGGCGTAAGGAAGATTGATTACACTCACGGGGTTTGCCCGGATAAAAACAGCGAAGAGGGTCATGTCCCGGCAACGGGACGGGCGGGGGAGGCCCTTCCTCCTACCTTCCTGCTGTTCCCCAATGAGTGTCTTTAGGAGGAATAGACATGAAAGATAGATGTGAGTGGTGCTTCCGCGCAGCGTGTGTTCACCCGTTGATGCGTATTTGTCATCCCTGTTACACCGACTACCTTAAGTCCAATCCCAAATCTGATAAGTGGTGGTTGCGATGATAGTCGAGCAGGGAAGAGGCCGTGAGGTCATTATACGATACCGTGACGAAGAAGGCAACCGTAAGGTCATCATGGACAAGGACCATTGGCCTTACGCCTTTGTCGAGGATGAGTCGGCAGCATGGATTCAGGCTGTTCGTAAGGAAGGGGGTTACAAAGGTCTGTATGGCGAGCCTCTGACTAAGATGGTAGTCGCTAATCCTGAACAACTGAGGAAATTACGAGAGATTGGTCCTACATGGGAAGCAAACATACCCTTCGTCAACCGAGTTCTTGCAGACAGGACTAACGAGGGTATGGAGCCTATTCCTAACTACAATCACCGAGTATGGTATCTTGATTGTGAGTGGTCGCCGGATAGCGGCGACATGAGAATCATGGTTGTGTATGACTCATACACCGAGAAGGAGTATGTTTGGTTCATCCACCCTGACTTCGCCGGTGGTAGATACGACAAAGTAGGGGATTACGAGTATGCTACCAAAGCAATGTGCTTCAAAGATGAGAAGTCCATGCTTGAGCATTTTGTAAATCACATGAAGCGTTGTGACCCTGACATTATCACAGGTTGGTTCGTGGTAGGGGCGGACATGAAGAGGATTGCAGAACGCTGTCGCTTCCACGGTATTAACCCCGGCAATATGTCACCACTACGTCGCTTCCGATGGAAGTTCGGTGATTGGGACCAACCCGTTGTTGGTAGGAACTGCATTGACCTGATGCTTGGATTCTCAAAGTTGTGGGAAATGAAGAATGGTAAGTTGCCATCCTACAAGTTGGATGATGTGGCCGAGGAATGCCTCAAGGACCGCAAGATTGCGTTACCTGACGGTCACGATACCTATTGGTCTGACCTTCCTCTCTACTTACACTATGCGCGACAGGATGTTCGTCTTTTGCCACGCCTCAACGGTCTGGTAAATGCTATCGAGTATTACTGTGCTATCCAACACATCGTCCAATGTGACATTCGCTCTACTCCTTTTGTAACTAAGGTGTTCACATCCCTCGCTCTACGAGATAAGGAGTTCCACGAGAGAATACCTACCAAACCTCAGTTCGCCTTTAGGCCATACAACGGTGCAGAAGTTATGGAAGTTGAGCCGGGGATTTATAACAATATGGGAATCCTTGATATTAGAGCAATGTATCACTCCAACGCCGAGTTGCACAATATCAGTTGGGACACACTGGATGATGACGGCGACGATTGTGGTAACGGAATCCGATTCCGTAAGGGTAATCCCGGCCTTCTCGTCAGGCAGATGGAGAACATGACTCACCTACGCAACCACTTCAAGTTGTTGATGAAGGATGACCCCGATAACTACGATAAGTGGGACACTATGCAGTTCGCATGTAAGAGCCTCGTCGCTTCGATGTATGGTGCTGCTGGCGATTCAAAGTATGGTCTGTATCACCCTGATGTGGCCGCTGCAATCACCTACACATCTCGTCAGACGCTTGGCCGTCTTCGTGACCTCGCCAACGAGGAAGGGCTTACAGTTCGTTATGGACATACAGACAGCGTATTCTGTGAGGTTCCAAGTCCAGAGGTAGGTGTGGAAGCACTGGCCCGTATTAACGATAAGATGTTTCCTATCGTCACCGAATTTGAGAAGTGGTGTAGTAGTATGGTTCTCATGGCAAAGAACCGCTACGCTGGCATGACTACATGGACGGATGGAGAGTATCACGAGCCATCACTGTATATCAAGGGTATAGAGTTGAAGCAATCTCGTATGCCTCCTGTGATGAAGGACGCTATGAAACAAACGCTTGGTGCTATGTTGTCTGGTCGTCCAGAGGCGGCAATCACTAAGAATCTCACATCTCTTATTGACGAGATTGTGTCTGGTGAATGCCCCATCCGTGATGTCTGCATGAAGGGTAAATTAGAAAAGTCACTCGGGCAATACAAAGTTCTTTCAGAAGGAAGGGCTGGTGCTGCTTGGGCCAACGAGCATCTTGGTAAGGGCTACGGTGCTGGCTCATTCTTCCTCGTGACATTGGACTCTCGCGGCAAATACATCGCTTTTGATGACCCATCTGAAATAGAGGGCATTGCTGAGATTGGCTACCGAACCCTCGCTGAGAAGTTTGTAGTCAACAAGGTCATCCCGTATTACGAAGTTATGGGGTGGGATTATCAGCCTCTACACAACGCTCTGAACGGTCTAAGTGGCACGGGATGGCTATGAGCAAGTTTATATGCGTAAAAGGGAAGTGAATACTATGGCAAGAGGAAGAAAGATGACCATGCGTGAGGTCGAAGACCAACTAAAGGACACACGACTCTATATTGGGCAGTTCTCACAGGCTGTTTCTATGGACATACACCGATTGAACATAATCCTATTTTCTTATCTCAAGGAGGTAGGTGCTGCGGAAGAGGTCACATGCTCGTCGTGCAAGCAAGAGATTCTAATCCCACTCATTGACGGACTTGACAGGGAGACACATTGCCCTTCCTGCAATGCTCCTTTAGACGAGGGCCAGCAGACGCTTGATGAATACGTGGGTGAAGAGGAATGAATGAATACGACGATATAGTCCACGGGCTTATCAGATACATTAGCGGTCTTCGCCGTGGTAAGCAAAACCCACAAATAGACGATTACATTTCTCGTGAAGTTGTAGCGGCATCTTTAGAACATATCTTGGGGGCGAAAGTAGAATGACCGATGCCACCCCTGAACAGGTGGCTAACTCGTCCTACTCACCGGGCGAGAAGCCCATCTTACGCATATCTAAGTCATCCTTCATAGGTTACAATAAGTGTCCTCGGCAATTCTGGTGGAGATACGTTAGTGGTGTGCCTTCGCCTCCACCCGGCGAAGCAGCGGTCCGAGGGACTGCAATCCACACGGTTATGGAAGTAGCCCTCGTTGACGGTCCTGATGCCATCCCTGCTTCCGCCCAAGAAGAGGGTGTTGGTGACGACCCCGGTGTTGATGAAATGGCTGGTCTTATCCACAGCATCGCTGCCACTCTTGGCGGTCTTGATGTGGTCGAGGTCGAAGAAAAGAGGTATCTCTATGA